CACACCGGCCTCTACCAGTGCGGGTACACGCTGGGCGTAGTCGCGGGTGTTGATGCCGGCACCCACAACGTAGCTCTTGTTCTTATCCAGCAGCTCGTTGACGTTTGCCTTGTGGGAGTCGTAGTCCTTGCGGAACACCATATACACCAGATTGCCCTCGGCATCCACCAGCGGCAGGGTGTTGATCTTGTTGTCCCAGATGATGTTGTTGCAGTCGTGCAGGGAGGTGTTGGCCGGAGCAGTGACCAGCTTTTCAACGGGGGTCATAAAGGTAGTAACGCAGGCATCGTCCGGGGTGTGGTTGATGCGGTAATCGCGGGAGGCCACGATGCCCAGCAGCTTGCCATTGGGAGTACCGTCGGCAGTGATGGCAATGGTGGAGTGACCGGTGCGTGCCTTCAGTTCCAGCACGTCATGCAGGGTGGCAGTGGGCGCCAGATTGGAATCGGACACCACATAGCCGGCCTTGAAGCTCTTGACGCGGCGCACCATAGCGGCCTCGTTCTCGATGCTCTGAGAGCCATAGATAAAGGAAACGCCGCCCTGACGAGCCAGTGCAATGGCCAGCTTATCGCCGGAGACCGACTGCATGATGGCGCTGATCATGGGGATATTCATCTGCAGCGGGCACTCCTCCTGTCCCTTGCGGTACTTGACCAGCGGGGTCTTCAGGCTGACCGCCGTGGGCACATTCTCCGCAGAGGAATAGCCGGGGACCAGCAGGTACTCGCCAAAGGTGCGGGAGGGTTCTTCGTAGAAATAAGCCATAATCAAACTCCTTTTCTCTTAGGGTGTATCTGAAAAGTCGAAAATTTAGTCTATTTCTACAAGCACAGCTGGATTTTGCGTTAAACAGCCTTGAAATCCACAAAGGATTCCTGCGGCTATTTGCCTTAAATCCTGCTTGTGCTTGCGAAATATTCGTCATTTTCTTTGTTTTCAGATACACCTTAACGCATCCGATACAAATCAGCATCAAAATCATTCATGTTTGCTGCTTATAAATTGATTGTATATACTTTACCACAAAGCCCGCAAGAATACAAACCCCTGCCGCGCCAAACTTTATAATTGTCCTTTGCGGAAAAACAGACAAATTGCCAAGCGTTTTCGGGCATTGGTCATACTTTGATTTTTGAAGTATCACTTTTGCAGGCAAAACAGGGCTTGCCGAATGCAAAAAAGCTCGTCCGAAACACCGGACGAGCCCTTTTGCACACGAAGCGGGACACTGCCTGTGCGGCGCATGGGTCATAGCTGTGAAGGAGAACAGCCGGAGGAGGAGGACCCGCGCCCAGTATCCCAAAAAACAAGAAGAAAAAGATTTCACACACAGCCTTGGGGCTTTGCCCTTGCTGTAACCATATTGTAACTCTTTTGAAACCATTTTGCAATAGGGTTTTGTAATTTTTTTGTAATTTTTACATTTTGCACATATTTTCGCCTGAGTTATTGTTCGCTTTTGTATTCATAACGATAATTCGTTATTTTTCTTCTTCTTGCTTTTCTACCGTTCTTTATTGCACGCTCGTCTAGTTCATATTCTGTTATATTATGTCATACCAGATTTGAAAAAGTGGTGTAGTAACTGGTGTAGTAAAAATTGTCCAATTTATAGGAAGTTGACAATTCATTCTTATAAAGTGTATAAAATTACTGAATCATCTTTCGGAACTCCGCAACTGCTTTTTCAGCATCCACATGACTATAAACATCTAATGTCATATTGACTTTACTGTGTCCCATCACATACTGGACAGCTTTAATGTTCATCCCAGACTCTACCATTCTGGTGCAGAACATATGCCTTAAAGTATGAGGTGTGATTGCAGTTGGCAGTTGCTCTTGCGGATTAACCTTATTGTACCTCTGTATAGCTTGTCGCACATTTGATTCAACACTAACCGCTGAACGAGGACTATTTTTGTAACTGACTTGTAGAAAGCCGCTATATCCGCTTACGCTCGGCTCTTCATCCAGCTGTGGTCTTGTACTTATAATGTGTGAAAATGCTTCTCTGGCTTTTTGCGACATTGGTATGATGCGTACACCACTTTTTGTTTTTGGAGATTGGATTGAGAACTCTCCATGAAGGTATACAAGCTGGTGGTTCACATTTATAATTCCCTGCTCTAAATCAATGTCACTTACGGTTAATCCACAAAACTCACTAACACGAAGTCCAGTCTCATATAAGATTATAAGTTCATCAACGTGCTGACTGAGATAGATATCTTTTTTGCAGAAATCAACAAGGCTTGAAAATTGTTCATTTGACAGAATAGTTTTTGTCTTGTTTTCTTTTGGCACAACTTTTGAAAGTTGAAAGCTAAAAGGATTCCTTGACAAAATTTTATCATCGCAGGCAAGCTCAAAAGCCGGTCGTAGTATTCCTTTATAGTTATTTATTGTACCATAGCAGTACCCCTTATCATATAGTTCTTTCATGAACACTTTTGCTTCTGTCGGTGTTATTGATGCGATTGTTCTATTGGCAAAAGTACATCCAGAAAGGATTTTCATGAAAGTGTCTGTGTTCTTTGTTGTTGTCTCCTTTAAAGACGGCTTATGAAGATCAGAGTATTTTTTTACGAGCTCTTTCACCGTCATTGAGTTTGCTATTGGGTCGATGCCTTGTATTTCAGACTCTGTTAAACTTTCAATCCTTGCTCTTAATTCTTTCAAGTCGCCAGAATAAATAGTGCGGCGCTTTCCAAACTTATCTGTCCAACGATACTGGTACAGACCGTCTTTACGTTGCGACTCACCCTCTTTCAAAACACGTCCTTTATTGTCTTTTCTTCTTTCCATAATAAGCTCCTTACGTTAAATAAAGAGCTCCGATGTGACAATTTGATTATATCACATCAGAGCCATACATTCAAATGGAATATGTTTGTTCTATGTATCTTTCAAATGCTTTTCGTTTAACAAGTTGCTTTTTACCAACAAACATTATAAACGGGCAATCTCTTTCTTGAAGAAGTTCTCGTATTTTACATTGTCCTATATTAGAGTATGCGGCAGCTTCTTCCACTGTAAGCGTAGTCTTTTCCCAGATTGGGACTTCTTTCATTTAATCACCTCCTCCATCTTCTCTTCCCCGTATTTAGCCACGCATACATTATATAAGAGCATGGCACGGGTCATGAGGCCAACCCCACCGATACGAGGAGTCACCTTAATATCTTCCATCTCATAAACGGCGGCAGCGCAATCACCATGCTGCTTTCCATTTTCGTCATAGTTGATGCCAACATCGATGCAAACCTCTACTCGATCAAGACCAAGCGGTGTGATGAAATTACGTTTTCCGACTGCAGAGATGATCACATCTACCATATCCATTGCAAGAGCCGTGCACTTCATAAAACTTCCGCTGCTATTTACAGAGATCACATTACAGTGCCGCTTAATCAGCATATCGACCAACGGACGACCTACGATGTCAGATTGACCACACACAAGCACGTTCTTGCCATCCAGATCATAACCAATGGAATCAAAAATTTTCATAACGCCCAGTGGAGTGCATGGCTGAAATGGAGATGTAGAATTAAAACCATCAACATCAATTGCGTCTGGAATGCAGATATTTTGGGGGTTGATATGTTTTGGCAATGGAAGCTGAACAATGACGCCATCTATATTTTTATAAACGTAGTCCATCCAGATTTCGAAATTTAAATTTCCTATTGTCGTTTCTTCCGGCAGTTTGATAAGTTCAGCCTTAATCCCAACCTCTTCACAGTCACGCAGCTTGCCGCGAATATAGGCGTTGGATGCGTGGTTGTCCCCTACTTGATAAATATATAAAACAGGAGCGTAGTCTGCTTCTGCGATGATATTCTTGATTTTATTTTTGATATCTTGTGCAATAGTTTTACAATCAATAATCATTGTGAACCTCCTTTATAAGAATCCAAGTTTTATAAAATTGCTTTGTAGCCAAGATCATTTAAACACTGGCAATACCCACGGACGACATCTGACCCTACTTTATAAATAGAGCCAACGTACTTTTCGTCTTTATCGAAAAACTCAATTTGCCATTTTCCATCACGAATATACTTTGCTCTATAAAAATCAAAGTCTTTCATTGATATTCTCCTTTATAAAGCCCTAATTCATTCGTCATTTTTGAAATTCTCCGTAGTATCCTTATACCCACAGTCTTTTAGAGCTTGGCAATATGTTTCAAGGCAATTCTTATCTACAGGCAGCCTGCTCCACATACGGCAATACCCATCTATACGTTCATAATCATGCGCAACAACCATGAGATTATTTACTATATAAAATTCTCCTCGTTCAATCATAATTCGCCACCTTATAAAAGTTTAGTTCTTAAAAAATAAGTTTACGCTGATATTTATTTAAAACATATTGCATTTCTTCTACAATATCAATAACAGAACACTCTGCTTTATCTTTTTGATATTCTTTTACAGAATCAACATCAATGTCAATATTGATTACATCATTATGGTATGGTTCTCCGGTCAAATCAATACCATAGGTGATCTCATCAAATGGAGCTTTGTACCATTCTCCAGTATTACCGTCTGCGAATCCAAATGTCAGTTCAGTATTCTCGTCGTATCCGATTTCGTTTAGTTTGTTGATAAGCTCCACAACCTTCATCTCTTACACCATCCTTCGATTCTCTCACACACTCTACAAATCGCATCACAGAAGTCAACCTTCGTTTGCATCAGAAACAGTTTGAAGTACGCTCTCCGCTTCTTTGCGAGCCACCAATCGTTGTTTATATTCTTTGTTAGCGATTTTTCCTGCTCATGTAAAGCAAGTCCTTTCAGCCAGTAAGATGGACATTCATAAATTTTTTCGAGGGTGTTTGAATCGCAAAAGTGCTCTCGATCTCTTTTGTTGTAATCGTAATATCCAATAAACGACAGACCATAATCGCTTATTACAACGTTGTCTTTTAAAAGAATCGGACGTTCATCACAGACCTTGACCCAACCTAGGAAGTCTTTGCAAGATTCGGCGCAACTATCTCTTGTTTGCTTCCTAAAAGCGCATACTTCTTTATGTAGACATTTACTGCAAATAGCCATTTTTTCTCGCTTTCCAGCAGAAATTCTCTGCCCAATCATAAAATAGTTTTGGAATGTCTCGTACACGAGAAACAACTTCCTGAAGTAAGGTGTCATTAGACTTGTCCTCATGAGGTTCTTTATAAATACATTCCCATTTATACTCCCAAATTTCAACTGTAATGTCATCTTGTGTACTGATTTTCACAAAAATAGAACGAAGCTTGTCATTTACACTTACGGAAGCATGGCAATGTTCTTGTTTGAGAGGCCACTCATTTATTTTTGCAAATATATCAAATGCCCTATCGACTGCCATTTCGAATAATGGCTGCTCGTCAGAGCACATACATATTCGTTCTATATCCCCATCATGCAGAAGATTTAGTTCCCAAACTTCCATTACGTTCACCACACTTTAAAACATACATTTTATTCATCAAAAATCTTATTTCTAGGCATTATATTAAGCCCAAGATTCGGCACCATACTAACAGTACAACCACATTCAGGGCATTTAGTTTGATAAAGAAAAACACACCCGCATGAGCTAACTTCAATCACGCCATCTGCGTCAGACCAAAACTCACAACCGCAATCACATAAAAATTTATAAGCCAGTTTTTCTGGTTCTTTTTTATGTTTGATAATTTTAATTGCCATCGGGCACCTCCACGGTAAAGATATTTTTGGTTGCTTCTTTCCAAGAAATAAACTCAGATCCAGCAACTTCCGTTCTACATCTATAGCACGCAATCACATTATTCTCAGGAATATCCAAATCAGGATTTTCAAAAGAAGCCACTCTAATCTTAGTTGTGCAGCCGCAGTTCTTACATGGAAATACGATTACCGGATTTTTCAAACTATCAGTCTTATGCATACTAACACCTCAATCCACAAAAATCTTTTCTCTTGGAACTTCCGGGAGGCAAGAGGCAACTTGCTCTCCGCAATCTGGACATTCTGCTAGTTTTAAGCCCAGTGTATATTCTCGCATAACAGAATAGGTCGGAAACTTTATATCTTCATCATCAGCCCAAAAGACACACCCACATGGACATAAAAACTTTGCAGCGTATCTCTTTTTCTTTGGTGTTCCTTTGTGTTGGACAACCATAATCATAGCGTTTCACCTCAATCTGCAAACACAAACGATGTATTAAAAAAGTTCGTCCCAATAATCATATTTTCTTCAGATAAAGCAACCTTGATAACTTCATCGTCTGTATGTAGCTCATCATATTCTACTGTGTCACAAACTTTGTAAATTTTGCCGTTTTTCTCTTGAAGTAACATTCCATCGCCAAGTTTTAATGGAGTCGTTTTCTTTTCTTCTCGAATATGTGCTTTCATACTATCACCTACAATATGCGTGTAAAAAGGCAGATTCTCTTGCAAGCAATCTCATTCTAATTCCACAAGTGCATTTGCACTCAGGACATTGTATTTCTGCCGGACGTCCTGTATTATCATAATTTTTTACCGTTTCGCTAACAGGTCGTGCCGGTAAAGGCCATATATGAAATTCAGATTTTTTAGCTTCGAATATACATCCGCAAGAATCACAAGTCACTTTATATAAATTTTCAGAATCTTTTGCTCGATGTGTTCCATGCTTTATAACATTCATATATTTATTCCTCCCACCCACCCGTTAAACTCAATTAACAATTACGAATGGTCCCAAGTCGAACCATAGTCAAATTCATCCAAAATTACCGTAAGGTCATATCGACCACGACCAATTTCATAAAAACCACTAAAGCCCTTTGCATCTTCTTTGAGCTTTGCAATATCTTCATCGTAATGATTCAGAGCACGCTGCCATGCAAGATAATCTTTTGTGAGTTTTGTTTCTAAATATCTTTCGTGAAGCCGTTCAAGCCACGCTTCTTTAATATCAAGAGCTGGATAGATCACAAAAACATATTCGTAATCACTCTTCAAAAGCTGTTTACGAACTGCATCATGTGAAGATACGAACACAACATGTCCTTGTCTCGATAAATCAATAGCGACGTTGCAATACGATTTGACCCAATTATCATCCTTTACAAAATTACTGCTTTCAAGGTCGATTGCGCGATACGGATGACCAGCTGCGTATGTACTTTTACCAATACACGGATATCCAACAATAATCATACTATCCTCCGTAAAATTTACCTTTTTACTTAATACCGTACTTGGCCTTAACCTTCTTCAGCGTTTCATTCTTGCTGTGATAGTCATCGCGAGCTGCCTGATAAGCGGTCATCTTCTCTGCAAGGACACGCTTTGCTTCGGCCTCTGCAACATCAGCATCTGCCAGCTCCTTATTCAAAACAAAGCCGCTCGTCTTAATACCATCAATAAAACCATCCATGCGATCCTTCTTGACACTCTTCTCACCCATTGCACCAGTATCAGTGTTGAACATCTTTACAATAGAATCCTCGACACCGGCGATATTGTAAACGTAAAAATACTTAGCCATAATTTAGTCCTCCTCGATCTTTTCAAACTTATAAATTGTGTTCTCAGTCTGGACAATAACATTTTTCTTGTCACTTGAGATGTAATAATCAACAACACAAGATGTGTGCATCGCGCCCGGATAATCATGTCCCTCATTATCTTTGATGTACCGGAAACCAGCTGATTCTCCACTCTTCAGACGCACGATCTTCATGGTCATGCCAATCCAAGTTGGATACCAGCCGTCATTTCGAGTGCGGCCAGTTACCAGTGAGATTGCGTTCACCAGCTTGTACTCATTCTTCATAATCTCATCATCAATCGGATTTTTATGAGTCAATGCAGCATTCGGCATCTTCTCAATTGTGCGTGTCAAAAGAAGCATGAAATGCATAAACGCATCATGTTTTTCTTCTCCAACATCGATTTCTGCGTACTTACCCATCCGATACAGAAGCTCGGACGTATCGATCGTCTTTCCCATAATTCCCTCCATCACTTCACTCCCGTACTACCAAAGCCTCCGACTCCGCGCTCCGTTTCATCCAGTTCCTCAACCACATTAAACTGTGCCTGATAATACGGAACGAACATAAACTGGGCAATACGGTCACCATGAACAATCTCTTGCGGCATATCAGAGTGATTATGAAGCGGAACCATAGCCTCTCCCCGGTAGTCTTGATCAATAACGCCAACGCAGTTTGCAGGTACCAACCCCCTCTTAGTAGCCAGACCGCTGCGAGCATAGCCAAGAATCGCCCAGCCTTCAGCCGGAGCAAAACGCAAGCCAGTGCCAATCATACGAGTCTCGTGCGGACGAATATAGATGATGGGATTGCCGTGTTCATCAAACAGATCGGCCTGATTTGCCGGAATATAAGCATACACATCAGCACACGCAGCGCACTTAGAACCATATGTAGGGATGTGTGCATCAGGATAAATTTTGTTTATTTTTACAATAGGATTCATATCAATTCTCCTTTTCAATATTCAATTTGATTGTTTCAACACGGATTCGCGGATTATCGTACTCGATATTTGGATAATATTCCGCGTCATCTTTGATATAAGACTCCAAATCGTTAGCCAGAACAGACTCGGTCAACCCATAATGTTTGATAAATTCGTCCAGAGTCTCACCATCTAGCAAATGTTCATTGATATCAAGTTCGATTGTTATTTTCGCTTCATACTTCATTTTTGCCATAACACAACTTTTCCTTTCTCAAGACTTTTCTTTACATCAATAACTCTCTGATTTCGGCTTCCAGCCCACGGCAATGAAATATCGCGCTCGGCTTCGACATATGGGCCATCCACAAGCACATCTATATAATGCAAGTGATCCCAGTCTTTAATTTGATCCCACTCGTATCCAGTCCACATCCAGATGTCTTTGGTGTAGCCAAACTCTTTGCGAACTCGCTCACAGATGTAGCCAGCAATCAATCGGTTCTGAATGAAAAGTGGATCTCCCCCGCTGAACGTCAAACCGCGAATATAATCAGGCCGAAGCAGATCAAGCAGTTCTTGCATTGTATCTTCAACAAACGGATTGCCGGCAGCTGCATCCCATGTCTGAGGATTTTGACAGCCGGGGCAATGATGCGTACAACCCTGCACGAACAATGTGACGCGTACCCCCTCGCCATTTGCTATATCACAGGGAACGATTTTAGCGTAATTCATCTCAAATAAACCTCGTCCACATACTTGCACAAACTATAATAAAAACATTCAGCGCGACGCAGCCATACATTCCATTCTTTTTGTCACCTTTGAAAATATATGTAGAAGTATCATACAGAATCTGTTCAGAACGAATGATTGCTGCTGTGAAAATCAAAATAATATAAGCTTTGATCATAAACCAAACAATATTAGTTAGCATTTATATCACTCCCACTCATACCAAAACTCACTCCAATTGAGTGCTTGTCCGCAACAACCACAAAAATTATTTAATGTATCATGGTCGTTTTCAAGAAAATCTGCTTTGCCACACGACGGGCAGACATATCTACCAATTCGTTCATCAACGACAACCTTCATAGAACCCCTCGTCCTTAAAGCGTCCATTCCCATCCGACACGCTTCTTCGACAACCTCAATCGAATCATAGTGTTCGCGGTGTTCTGGATCTAAGATTTCAATCGCACGCTCAACCGTCATAATTCACCATCCTTTCATGCCACTTTTACTTCAACTGTACAAATCGTATCATTGTGCCACCCACCATGCGGAACCAGAAGAATTCGAGTGATTTCAAATCCATACTTGCGCCCTATACCGCCGGAGTTCCAACCGAATGTAATGACTTTTCCGCCGGGTTTTACAATTCTGGATATTTCCTTCTTCTGATTTCCCCAGAATGACGCCCGTGTTGTTTCACTTGTCACATTCATGCCGACTCCCTGATAACACTCTGTCACCTGACGCGGAGAATATGGCGGGTCATATAACACACCATCAACTGATTCATTTTGAAATGTTTTCAAGAAATCGAGTGCATCCATGTGATAGTCCGTATCAAAATCCGGATTCAAGTCATTCGTAATAGCTGCCAACTTATTCTGATTCGCAAACGGGTCAATCCATGTCCCATTGGTTAGTTCTGACTGAATCAATTCTTTAATAGGCTTGATATCAAATGTATTCTTGTTGGGCATCGCCCATTGTCTTTGAATGTCTATGTATATCACCGTCCCTGCTTTACAGAACCATGTATACGATAACAGCAATCAACATCCATGCGGTAATCGTTGCAAGTGTGATAGCCCAAAAAGACTGTTGCAGCGTTAACTTTTTATTTTTCATATTGACACCATATTACTTTCCATTAATGGTTCCTCTGATAACGCTTTGAATAAGAACTGCTGCGAGCCAAATACCAGTTGACACCTTGAACGAGAATGGTTTTTCAAGCAGATTGAAAATACACCACAGGACACCAGCAGTAAACGCCCAAGAAATAAAATATTGAATAATTAGGAACAACAACACTCCTAGAAATTTTTGCCACGCCTTCATTTTAAACCCTCCTGACTGTTCGAAATATTGATTGGATTTCCCCACCCGCCAGTTGGATGAATCTCAGGCGCTGGGTATTTTAATTCATCAATAAGGTGCACATCCGACCACGTTTTACCGTTATCGAAGCTGATTTTATCAATTATGAATTTAGTTACTTGCAACTTTGATCTCCTCATGCGAAATGGATTTATTGGCCCACATCACACATTCTTCAAGTGCGTTCAGTGCCAATGCTTTCTCACGGCTTGGTTTGCAGTTTGTATCAATACATTTCTCAAGCCAAGCAGCATCGTGAACAATACCATTGATACGTTCTTGCTGCTCTTGTGTAATCGGTCCTGATTCAAAACAATTCATAGATGACCCCCTCAATCTTCCTGTGCATGAACATGGGCAATTTCTACTTTTTGATCACTTAAAAATATTGAAGCTTTACCATTTAAGATATCGACTCCTGTATTCATATGATCGCCATCTTCGTTCTCCCATGGTTCAGCTTTAATATAAAGTCTGTCACAAAACCAGAAAGGGTCTCCAAAGTTCAATGACGCGAACATTACGATATCTCTTAAACTTTTACGAACTTCCATAATATAAAACCTACCCACCCACCCTTCGCTTTGCGCGAACTATTTATTTATGTACTACCCGGTTGTGCTTGACACGCAACTCGACTTCTTGCTGTTTGCCAAGGTTGAAAGCTGTTGTATAGTTCCCGGTGATATAACCTGTCACACGACGCAGTCGCTCAATATTACGACTACCACACTGCGGACAAGTATCATTTATCTCATCGCAGTACCCACAATCAACACAGGTATCGTTCGGAACATTTACTGCAAAATATGGAACATCGTGATCCATTGCATAATTTACAACAGTCTCAAGTGCGTTAATATTGTGTTTTACAGTCGCGTCAAATTCTGTATACAAAATACAGCCTGCACTAGAATACGAATCCAGCTGAGACTCGACATCGATTTTTTCAAACGGTGTCACTTCTTCCCACACTGGTACGTGAACACTATTTGTAAAAAATTTCTTGTCAGACACGTTTGGAATCTCACCATACTTTTCTTTGAACTTCGTCATAGCTGTGAAACACAGATTTTCTGCAGGGGTAAAGTATACGCCGAAGTTTAACGATGTCTCGTTCTTAAATTTCTCACAACGATCCTTGTACAGCTGGCAAATCTCTTTTGCAACTTCCATACCATATGGGTCAAGCTGGTTTTTACCAATCAGAATCTGAAGTGTTTCAGCCATACCAAGCATACCGATTGCCAGAGTTCCATGTTTCATAGCAGACCGGATATCAACACCGTCATATCCAGAAAGCACACCGTTGTCCCACATGAATTTTGCAGATGCAGGAGACTGAGAACAAATCCAATCAAACCGCTCAATCAAAATCTGCTTTGCTTCATGCAACTTCTGGTCGAGGATTTTCATAAATTCTGTGACTGTATCTCGGCAATCGTGATAATCCCGCACAGAAACCGCATGTTCGGCTTCCATTGCCAGTGTCGGAAGAATAATAGTCACAGGACAGATGTTACCACGACCGTCCTTCTGAGCAGCCGACAGCAGATCGTCAAATCGTAACCGACCAGTTTTAATAACTGATTGAATATTAGCCTCATATACCTCTTTGAAGTTGATGTCATAGGAATTCCAAGTTCGACAACCCATTGTACTGCTGATTTCAAATGGAGCCTCGTACTCCTTGTTAATCATCAAGTCGCCCTTATAAGCGACAATATATAGCTTATTGGCAAGGTCGTTATCTTTTGACAGTACATCATACAGACGTTTCTTTTCTGCAGAGTTCAATGCATCCAGAACTTCTTGTTTAACTTTGCGATCGTACTGAACAGCCGCCTTCTGATTGCTCCAATCGCAGTTGCAGTAATTCGGATACAGCCGCTGTGCAGTCGATTTCAAAGCCAGACGATACAGGTCATAGTTTGGGTCGCCAGGTTTCTGGTTTACGCCAATCTTTTTCTGGAAAATAGCACATGGGAAAATACTCGTCCGATGATACTTTCCAGTGCCGCGAATCAGACCTTCTAGGAATTCCCTTGTGACCATCCGTCCTTCTTCTTCAGTACAAAGGCCAAAGTTGATTGAGCTGAAAGGAAGTTGATTGCCACTACGAGATTGCAGACTGTTCAAATTGTGGAGCAGACCCTCAGTTGCTTGCTTACATTCACGACGAGTCATCTCCATTGCGTAATCCCAAGCATCAGGATGTTGTGCCTGAAATTCTGCATCATTAAAATGGATAGTGCCGTCCGGATGATTCTCATCATGCTCAAGCCACTTTCTGAAACGATCGGCTTTATATGTGGATTTCTTTTCGATGTAAACCAGACCATCCTGAAGATGCTTTGTGAAGCTCTTTCGAACATAAGGCATCATACTGAAATCGAAGTGTGTTGCTGCAATCCCACCAAATTGAGAAAGTGACTGGATCTGGAACAAAACTGCCACAAGCTGATATGCCGTATTGATAGACTGAGCAGGACGAATATCAACCTGACGAGTCTTAAATCCATTAGTCAAATGCTTATCTATATTGCAGCTCGTACAGTTGTGATCGCCGACGGCATAATTATCGAGATCATGAGTGTAGATCTCGTTGTTCTCATGGTCCTTCTTTGCGAGGTCTGACATACAATAATCCAGCGCATAACGCTTAGAAACAACACGGCTCATCTCACCAGTACGACCACCGAAAGATGCTTCATCAACATTGGCATTTTGATTGTCGATCTTCTTACCCATCAGCTTTTCATCGACCGTATCCATCAGCTCTTTGTACTTATTACGGGCAATACCGTGCAGATAGCGATAATTCATGTAGCAGCGAGCGGTTTCATAATGGCAGCTCTGCATCAATCGATTTTCCACGGCATTCTGAATCGCTTCAACATCCATCGGCTGGCTGATAGCTGCGATTTCATTTGCAATTTGCTCGCTCAATTTGTGATTAACCGAATCAGAGGAATCGTTCATCGCCTTTTCAATCGCATTTACGATCTTAGACTTGTCGAACGGAGCTTTTACGCCATTACGTTTAATAACATAATCCATAACACACACCTCCTTATCAGTAATACCGCTGCTCACCCATCATATTTGCGGCGTAATTCTCATACCAACGAGCCTTCTCTTCATCCTGCTCTGCGGTCACACCGGGCTTAGAGCCATTACGGAAACGATATTTGTAGGCATTGCAGATACAGAACCAACGGACAGCGTCGTCGCCGTACAACTTGCGCATTTTTTCGATGCACTCAGTGCCATGATAGTGAGCGGGACCATCTACATACTCGTAATCGGTAGAGTCCTTGGACTCGTCTTCGTCATCGTGATCGTTTAAGTCTGCGTACTCACAGTTCTCGCAATCGCCATCGCAATCGTCAGCATCGTTGTTTTCTTTCTCGTCTTCAACGGAGTCATCTTCTTCATAGTGACAGATGCAATCGCCGTCGCCAATCATCTCTCCATATTCACAATTTTCGCAATCGTAGTCACACTCGGAGTCGTCCATATCGATATCCTGCTCATGAATTGCAAAAATCAGAGACAGACGGGGCATGGTATCGAAGCCATCGATGTCAAGATCGTCCGCCAACGCCCGCAGTGCATCTGTATCCATTTCCTTCAGGCCGCCAATTTCCAGTCGTCCAAGGCGATGCCCAGTCTCTTCGTCAACCTCGCCTGTGGCAGTCACAATAACAGTCCCAACCAGTTCATCATCATCGCAGTCGGGGCAGTCACAGGTTTCAGGTTCAATCTTTTCGTCTTTGATATTATTCAAAACAGCCATATAATCCTCCTTGTGGTTCTTGTAAGCATCTGCGAGTAAAGGGTGTACAGGAGAAATGCTCTTGCCAGCGCCCTGTTCAGCCAAATAATGAATCCATTCCTTCGGATCGAAGATCTTCATAGCTTTTTCGTTCAGTTCGTGATTGGAACGCGCATGAACCAAAGTCATCGGAAAATTAAAACCCGGCATATCGTAAACTAGACGCAGGCGGCCGCTCTCAAACAGGATATCGCAATTGTTAATGTTCATATATACTCTCCTTACTTCTCTATGGTTTTATATACATCTGCCAGCTTTGGGTGACGGCCACAGCAGCGGTTACCTTCAGGACAGAACGGATACTTGGGATTTGCTTCACAGGACGGAACCATCCATGCGGCAAGTTCAGGGCAAACTGTGGCGACTTGACTCTTGATTAGCTGAAACATCGACCGGATTTCACTTTGTGCTCGAGTGCAAAGACGCAGATGACTCATTTCAATTAGTGACCGCGCATTGATTGTGACGTACAACTTGGTACAACAAGCGTTTGGCAGAGCAGCGCGGGCGTCCTCATTGGCAGCGTTGTGATACTCTTTGAGAATTCTGTAGTTGTTTGCAGCATCTGCCATCATGTCATTAAACACGTCCGCGTCTTCTCCATTGAACGGATTGACATAATCAAAATTGTCCATGGAAACATATCTCTGTGACTGTACACTCAGGCTGATATGACGATGACGACTTAACTGTGCCAACAGTGCTCGACTGACACCGCTTACTTCAAACGTAAATGAAATGTGTTCAAGCACGCTCCGATGACCCGTCGCTTTGCAGCCCTTTACGATTCGATATGTATCTGTCGGTTCAGAATCATAACAGACACTCGCTGCCAGCTCTGCAATCGACAACGGATTTTTATCTCCATCTGAATTGACTGGTTGTGAATATGAGATCAATTTAACTTCCATTTTTCGAAATCCTCCTTATTCATCGTGCCAGTTTTCTGGAATATCATTCTCGTCAATTACGATACAATTACGAGGAGCCACGTTTGATGTGTTTTCCCCATCTTGAACTTTAATCATTACGTTCATAATGCCTACGACTTTATGAATACTCCAAAGAACTCCCGTACTCTTGTATGTTCTTGCCCGAAGAACTGTATCACCAACATGGATTTCTTTTTCAAGTAAATCAGTCATTTGCACCCTCCCTTATAAAATCATCTACTGTTTTCTCACCCGTCAACACTTGTTTTAATTGCTCTGGCGATAATTTATATGTAATAACTTCGCCACATTCGTAACAGTATCGCCGCAATTGACGATAATATTCTGCTGTAGCGCGTTCTTTGCGACCCAACTCTCTTTGATCAATTCCTGAAACCACAAGGCCCCACCTCCCTTCTTATTCTGTATTTACTATTTCGACTTCTACGTCGTAATCATATTTCCAGTATTTGGGGAATGCGACCATCGTGCCGTGTGCCCATAAGAAATAGATTTCGTCTAACTCTGCCACGATTTCATATCGATTGCCGTAGCGGAGTCGCCAACATAAATTTTCATCTTGATAATTAAGTTTTAGATATCGGCGTGTCCAACTTTTCATGACGTGCTCTCCTTAACGTTCCTGAGAGAGCTTCCTCAGCGTTTCGGAGATCATCAATTGCACGATCGATATACTCAGGCTCACAAAACTCAAAGTGATTCCAAGCAACTTCAAGTTCTTCGAGATCTCCTTTGAATCCACTTTTGATTCGTTCATCATTGGTCATATACTCCTCACCATGTTGTTTCGAAAAGTGGCGATCCATCTTTTTCTTCCACGCATTTCATTTTGCCGTTGTGTTTGATTCTATATAGATAATATCTAGTGTAGAAACCGCCGCTGATTGGGATTTCTTTATAGGTTATCATCCATTCATACTTAGAATCGTCAGGTTTATAGTAGCTGTGGAATGTTTCGCCTGCTGGTACATATGGTTTCATTCGAACTCTGTTCCTTTCAATGCGCTAAAATATGGATCACTATCCCGTTTTTCTATCTGAGTTAGCCGCCCATTATCTCCGACGGAATATAGCCGGAAATTTTTAAAGATATCGTCACCTTTGATAGTTGCCAGCGACGTGATGACGTATTTGACATTGTGCTCTTCTGTGCCATCAATGAGCTGAACTTCTAGGCGTTCTTTCTTTGGAACCGCAAAATCAAGTGATGATGTCATCTTCTGTCCCCTTTCTTGTTCTCTTAGGTTTCTGTGGCATTTCATAATGTGTCAGTACTTCACGCATTTCGTGGAGAAGAAACGCATGGATCAGCCACGAAGTTGAAGTTGGCTCGCAAAAAATGATCTGACAATTATATCGAGCAAGCCATGTGGTTAGACTGCCCAGTAGTGAAGCCGGAGTCATCTTACTGCGATATGCACCGCGATTGATCTTTTCCCATGAACCGTTTTCAATGAGTATGTATGTCTTTGCTCCGACTGCTGCCGCCCTGTCGAACTCTTTAGCAAACCGGATACGATTCGTTGTAAAATTGCCGCAAATTTCTGTTAAGTCGTATTTTCTTTCGACCACTACTTTGTCTGCCAGCGAGAATTTTTCACCGTTCGGCAGCGTTACTTCTGCGGTATAGTCTCCGAAGTCCAGCCGCTTACGCATAAACGCACACGGAAATGAAGTTAGCCGTTGATGTAGAAGTGGAGTGTCTTTCTCTCGGTCATCCACAACGATAACCATAGATTTGAGAATTTGTGTGATTTCGTTATATGTCACTAATTCACCTCCTCTCAAAAGCGCCGCGTCATCTAACGTGCGCGTATTTGCGTAGAATTGTTTCTTTGTCTGTCTGGGACTGAATCCACTTACCTGTTTCATCCTTCGACCAGCGTCCTTCTTCCCGTTCTTCATCGATACGGAGGATGTCGCCTTTTTCAATCGGATCAGCTTCCAGTGTTCGAGCTTTGACTTTAAGCCGGCGCTGCTGACCGTTTTGCAGAACATATCCTAGAACTGTCTTGTTGGAGAATTTACCGTCAATATCTAGGATGTAGATATAAGAAGGATTTAATTTTGGAATAGTGAGTTGGATATATCCAAGGCAATCAGCTTCATACTGGATTCGATCAGTAATTGAAGTCTTGATGTCGGAGGTTTGAGAAATCAAATAATCAATAATCATTCTGTTTTTGATACCACAATATTTCTTTGCAGTTTCTTTCTCACACATTTTTAGCATGAGTTCCTTCGGAATGATTTCATCCATTTTTTCTTTGTCCAGTTCACTTCGGTCATTGTATGTATTGAGTATTTCTACTTGCTTTAGTAACTGGTTTGGGTTTCCAAAATCCGAAAAATAATCAAGCTTTATAAGTGTTTCGAGCTGTCCAGAGTTCACTTTTGTTCTAGCTTTTATCGCAGACACAATTGCAATAAAGGAATTGAACTTTTTTGATTTTGATAACCTATACAATTCAGAAGCACACGTTTTACTGATTCCCTTAATCGAAACCAGTGCAGGGTTTATTCTGTTGTGTTCTGGATCTGCTTTAAAATCTCGATTATCCAGTCCCCATTTCATAGGACCTTCTTCAATGCCAAATGCTTCTTTCATCTCTTGTTTTAAAATGGCGACCTTGTCTTTTTTACCCTTCTTAGAGAAATGCTGTAACAGCACCTCATAGAATTCATAAGGATGATTTGCTTTTTGCCACGCATTATAGAGAGAATCGTAAGCCATGCACAAAGCATGCGATGAATTGAAACCGTATCCGCAGTTATCTTCAATGATTTGCCAAACTTTATTTGCGACTTGATCTTCTGTTTGACCAACTGGGCATTGACCTTTGATTTTTTCTTTGAACCCATCAATAAATCGAGATTTCAAAGGACGAACTTTTTCTGGATGTTTTTTTGCAATCGCCTTAATAATTCCGTAGCATTCATCCATCGGAAAGCCTGCAAAGTTTAAAACAGACATGACCTGCTCTTGATACTCGACAAAACTGTACGGAACTTCCGGTGTCTGAATCAGATTGTCAAATGCCGGAATACCATACGAGAAAGGTTCTCGACTTTCAAATTTCGCATACATTGACTTAAATCCCGGACGAATACCGGCAATAAAAGCAGCGAGCTCTGAAATGTTTTTTGGCTTATATCTCTTCAATCGATGTATTGCATTCGGCTTTTCACACTGATTCACGCCAACCGTATATCCGTTTGCGTACAACCACCATACTTTTTCGTCGTTTTTAACTGCATCTGTAAGCTGATTGACTGTCATTGGTTTCATTCCGATTCGCTTGAACACCATATCGGTAAGCAAAACTGTTTCAACGATAAGCCAGTCGTTCTTTAGAAATTTGTAGTTTTCGGCAACGGCACCATCAACAACAGTTGTTATATATTCGCGTTTCGTTGATTCGCTTTTACATTTAATAAGACCAATCTGCCGACGAATACTACCTTGATAAAGAAGATAAGCGCAAGGAGCCTTTGATTTAGAATCAATAATGCCCCAATAGGCTTTACTCTTTTCAACATAGTCCTTATACTCGGGACTTACATAATCGTAAATATCAATATCGTCTCGTTCGTCATCTGATGCGTTCTTAACAGCTTCATCATAAGCGCTCAACTGGGCACTGATTTTATTTGCCAAATCAAAGTCCATATCTTGAGCGCGAGCATACATTTTAAATGCAGCTTTCTTTTTCAGCGTGCCAAATGCAATCATCGGATAAGCATGATCGCGGCCAAGGATTTCTGTTTGAGCTTCTTCAAACGGCTCTTGAGCAGCCACATTCATATCGATATCGGGAAGCGAGTTTGTCTCGATAATTCGCGTCTTAGAGATAAACCGTTCTGGATATAGTTTGATAGGAGCTTTAAACCGATCTACTTTACTGAATCCACAAAGAGTGTTAGTGAAATAACCAACTGCAGAACCACGTCCTGTTGCTGTAATGATTCCACCTTTTTCAATACCACGCTTCACAATGAGATAATCCAAAAGAGGGTAATCAACCATTTCGGTTTCTTTGTATGTATTAACTTCCATCTTGACGCCATCAAAATATCGATTATATTCATCGGGTGACATTCCTTTGGTATAATCTCGAAATAGTTTGGTAATCAGATGCCCATAAATTTGATTCTTTTCTTCTTTCGTCTTACCTTCATAAGCAGTTGGAAGCTTACGATTTTTCTTGAAAACCTCACTATCATAGTCTTCAAAGGTTAATACAACGTTAGAATTATCCATAGCTCTGAGAATCTGGCCTTCTTTCCAGATTCCTTGTGCCATAAATCGACGACGAACAGTATCTTCATCCGGGTAGTCCATATACCAGCCTTCTTCGTCTTCGTAATGAATGCCCTTAGATTTCAGAAGCTCATCACGTCCTTGTGCCTGCTCTGGATAAATATAATGGCTATCAAGACCAGCAATGAGTTCAATCCCATATTTGTAAGAGAGTTCTTGGATACGTTGATTGAGTTCGATTTGTTCTTTTGTGTTGTGATTCTGGATTTCTAGCATAAAATTATCGCCAAAATATTCATGAAATCGCTTCACAAGATACTCAATAGAGTCATATTTCCAAAACGCGACACAAGCAGATGTGATAAAAACATTATGTGGATTCAACTGAAAAATAAGTTCTGGATCAAGTCGTGGTTTGTAATAATATCCATCCTCATTTGCGGTAGATAGGATCTCATTGATTTCCTGTCGCCCATCTTCATTTTTAGCGAGAATAATAATATGGCAGTTGGATTTATCAGTTGAATGTCTATCCATCACCCAATAAGCTTCAGTACCAAAAACAAATTTGAGACCATATTTTTGAGCGGCTTCATAATATTCATGATATTTCCCTTGCCATCCGTGTTCAACGCTACAAATAGATTTTTGTCCAAGTTCGACTGCTCTTTTTGCGTAGTCTTCAATTGAAACCGCACTGTCAGGAGTAAAAACATTGGAACCATAGGAATGTTTGTGATAGTTTTCCATGACTCCTCCTTAAAACAATTCATTCATCGCTGCGTCGCTCGGATCTTTTGTTGCATAAAACGGCTTCTTATTGATACAATCTCGTAGCGGTTCACAGGTTTTACGATGTCCACACAGATTTGTACAGAAGAAGTTCGGATTGCCGTTCTTCTCTTCAATCTCACGCGCAGGCCATTCACCTGTCTGCTTTCGCTCTTCGAATTCATCTGCCGTTTCGTTTATGTAATCAATGCATTCCTTGCGCAGTTCGTTTGTGATATGATACGGACGAACATATGTAGTCAATTTGAACTGGCAGCGGATATCTTCTGGCAAATCATTGATGTCGTTTGATTCAATAAATGCCTGTGTTGCACTTTCAATTTCGTCGCTGTCGTATCCCGCTGCTTTCATCTTGGAACGAACTGTAGCCCGAAGTGTATAACCAACCTTGCATCTATCGAGTACTTTTTCAGTTAGTTTTGCTCGTCTGCCAGAACCAACTTCATAAACGATCTTACAGTATTTCACCATGATCCAAGCTGCTCCAGCCACTGTAAATCCGGCCTGTTCCAGTGCCAAAGTATAAGCAACTAACTGCCGACCATAATGAAGAAGATCTTTGTCTTGGAATTGACTCGACGTCTTGATATCTAACACTTGCAACCGACCATCTGGCAAAACTCGAATCAAATCAGCGTAACCTTGTAAGTATCTATCCTCTCTCAGTTTAAGAATCAGTAGCTTTTCAACCTCGAACTTGCCTTTTGGACTGATATAATCACGAGCCATGCACATCATATTGCCAACCCAGCGATCTCTAATGCCATTGCCGCCATCTCGCGTTTTTGGGAAATCAATACCAAGCATATCAAGCTCATCTAAGGCATTTTGAAGTGCTGGTTTAATATCGGCTTCTGTGTTCTTACCCTCAATGATTCCTTCTAGTACGTCGTGGCAGGTTCCGCCGAGATAGGAATATACATTCTGGCACTGTTCGCGCTTTTCGATATATGTAAGATACGCATTATACGGACAATCATGAATCGTGCCGAGCTTTGAATAGCTGTACACTTGCGCCCCTTTGTCGTACAACGCCTGTAGTTCTGGGGCAACGACTCTTTGACCCATTTACATCACTCCTCTACCCACTTCACATATTTTGTTAATCCTTCTTGATAAGCTTCGCGTCCGAGGTCGGCAACGTTCTTTTTAGACCCTTCTGGAATCAACCCATCAGGCCATACATATCCTACCTTTGTTTTCAGGATCGGGTTATTCACAATTAGCTTTTTGCACTCATTGACCAGATGTTCTTCTTCAAGTCCTTCGTCATAAGCCAGAATAATTTTCTTTGGAAGAAGTCGCTTTATGTATTTTGCTTGAGTTTCTGACACATGACAGCCACACGTTGCAAGGGCAATATTACTGCCAAACGAATCACATTGCTGAACTGCCTTTTCAGATTCAAACAGAATCAGATTTTGGGTTTCTTGAATGCGCCGATAATTTTCGCCGTACCCAAACAATGTCTTGCTTCGTGGGCAAGATATCAATGGAAACCATCGTTTGTCGTGATCACATTCATAATTAGCACGCCCCATAATGCCGACCAATGAACCATCTATCGCACGCTCTGGGATTGTGATTCTATTTGAGTCAACATCATATCCAATGCCGAATTTTTCTTGTGTTCTCAAACTGATACCGTCTTTGACAAATTGAATACTGAATTTATTTGCATACGGTTCCAAAATCTCTTCTGGATATGTTTCCAATTCTTCCATCTCTTCTTCGTAATTCGGCAACAGTTTTAAAAAGAAACCACCAAATGGCCAGCGAGTTTTAATATTTAACTCTTCCAACGACAAACCGGCTTTAATTGCGGCGAACTTCAACGCATCAGGAAATGAACATCGTTTGACATCCATAATCAAGCTGAATATGTTTCCTTTTTGGTTCGTAGAAAAGACAAAGAATCGTAACGTTGCACAATCCACCAGACAGCTGGTCGGGTTTCTTTGTTCTTCGCGAGCAAATCTCAGATTGTTTTTTTGAGGATTGAACTTGATATTTTCAAAGCCAAGAGCTTCAAGAATTTGGATGATTTTGTCTGGCTGATTTTCAAGCTTAGACTGCAAAGCGTTTACATCCATTCATACCGAGTCCTCCCTTCTTTATTTATCTCCTATCATACTGGCCATGATCGTTTATAATGGTACAATACCCAAGCTCTCGCCAGCAGTTCCATGCGCCATCAAACTGAAAAAGGATTGTTTGTCCATCTTCATCGTTTCTCGTTTTATTCAAAAATGCGACAACATATGTTTTGTCTTTGTCAAGCACAATCGGAATCTTGATTTTTGGATTTTCCTTCGAACGATAGTACGGATCACAATCGAACTTTTCACCAGTATATTCATCCTGCCAAAGTCTACGAACCATCACGAGCTCGCTAATAACTTCTTTAATCTGTTTTGAATTAGATAAGCAAGAAGCATCAAGCCATCGCTGGTTTGTTGTATGTAATGCAAGCTGAAAAGTACTGACAAATGCGATTTGCTCTTTATTGACCACATTGAAAATACGACGACTGTTCATAAGCAATGCTTGCCACATGTTATCATCTACACTGTCATCACTTTTGAGCGTATCGTACACAACGACTTTCGTTCCTGTTCTTGCCAATCGTTTTATGTGTTTCAATAGTTTTCCAGTGTCATTCTCGAACATTTTTATGAAACGAATATTGGAGTATTTTTCTTTTGTGATTTGTGCGGCCTTACGAAGCATCTTCCATTCTTCTTCATTAAAATGCCCTATTTTTAATTTCTTACGTGTGATTTTCCAATAATTCAAATCTTTTGTAAGAATATGGACAAGCAACATATTTTTATATGCTTTTGACATCATTTCGTTTGAAATTATAGCCACCTGATTTCCCTGTTCGGCGAACGGAAGTACCATCAATTCAAATATCAGGCTCGACTTGCCCGCGCCGCTATGCCCGGCAAGCATATACATATCTCCCACGGGTGCACCAAGTGTCAGATAATTCAAAATAGGAGCGCCAGCCGCATAACTAATTCCTTGGTCTTGTCCTTCATTACATTGCTGCAAATATTTTTCATCGACGACCAAATCCTCAACCTTGGAATCCTGTCCTGTAATAAGTGCCGCCTGATTATTGAGCAACTCAAAAGTGTTATACACATCTTCATTTGTTGCATCATCAAACCGTTCTGGATGACTAAGCAGTTCGTCATACTTGGTCGCCAAGATTTTGAGCGTATTCATCTTAGAGATCTGGTTGTAATAGCTATCCGTGTTTTCAGGATCAACCAAATCCATCATAGCTACACAGGCACGCCAACCATTCAATTCCTCATAATGTTTACGGAGAGAGGGCTTATCAGCCAGATATGTATCAAGAGTGATATTGTCAATGTTCGTGAATCCCTGCCGACGAATGCCGCGTCCAATCATGAAATAAAACACCTGATCTTCACAAATCAGAGTCTTATCCGTTCCCTCGTTGACGTTTTTATAATCGTCGTATCGCTGTGGGTCTTTCCACAAACAAAAAACAAAGCTCGCTTCGGCACGCACTCGATTTTCTTCGATTCTCGCAATAGCTTTGTTCAAATCCATAAATCGTCACCTCCTAGCAAGC